CTTGGTTTTTGCATTTTCTAAATGCGACTTTGCTTGAGCAACTTGCTCCTTCAAAGCTAGTTTTTTTCTTTTTATATCTTTTTCTTCGTCTACATCTTGATCAAAAGAAAAATTATCTTCCATCATAAAATCTATTTCTTCTGAATCTAAATGAGGTTTTGTTTGTTTATAGTATTCTTTTAGTAAAGACAAATTGTCTAATTGTGAATAATCTTGATTTAACTTAACGTAATCGTTTATATCACCACCGGTTTCGTTCATAAAGTCAATAAGCTTTTGTATGTTTTCAGGTAAAGGCTCACCTGTTTTTTCTGCTTCAACAATAGCTTCTTCAGCTTGTTCTGTTAACTCTTCAGCTTTTTCTTTTGTTTCTTCAGTTATTTCCTCAACAACGGGTGTTTCTTCATTTTGAACCTCGTCGGTGCTTTCTCCGGTAGGTTTTTCATTTGTTGTTTCGACGTTTTCTTCGAGTACCTTTTCGCTAGTTTCGGATTCGTCGCGTACAGGAACCTCATCTGTGCTTTGCTCTGGAACGGCATCTGCTTCTGGTTTTTTAGTTAAATCTACTTTGATGATGTTATCATCTTTTTGTTCTTTATTTTTACTAAGATCTACCTTAGTAACATTATCTGTTTCTTTTTTCTTTTTTGCCATAATATAATATAATAATAATTAGTAATTTTTACCTAGGTCCAAACTGAGATAGATCACCTACTGATTCACCACCTAATATATCATTACCTGATGATTCAAATTTTTTAGCTGGTTGATTACCTTTTCTTTGTTCTATTAGTTCAGACTGTTGACTAGCTTGTATTCTAGTTCTTTCATCTTTACGATCTTCTTTTTCTTTTTCTCTTCGTTTAGTAGTTTCTACTTCAATACCCTTTAATCTCATGTTAAACTCAAACTCTAACGCCATAAGCTGTTGTTTAGCTTGTATCTCTTGTTGCATTTTTTGTAACTCTAGCTGTGCTTTTAACTGTTCTAATTGTGCATCAGACTGCATAAGCGCTTGTTGCTTTTGCACTTCCATTTGTGCTGCTGCTTGTTGTTGCTGTGCGTTAGCTTGAGCTTGAGCTTGTATGTTTTGCTGCTTCATTAACTGATCTTCTTCCATTTTCTTACTTCTACGTATTTTTAAAACTTGATTAGCTAACTTAACATTATTTATTTCTCTTACATCTATAGCATCTTCTAAGTCTATAGTTTGCTGCTGTAAAGACATTTGTATATTATTTTCAAGCATTGCTTTTTCTTCTTCGTCAGGCATTAACTCTATAAATATACCAAAGTCATATAAGTGCAGTTCAGACATTTCTTCAAGCGTAGCAACGTTGTGTACGCCTATACTTTGTATAAACGCATCTCTTGTTGGTGAATATTCTATGATATCAGATATTCTAAGTGATAATTGTTCTGCAACTTCTGCTGTTAAAAATAAACCAGAGTCTAATATATGTCTTGTAGCTGTATTACTATTAGCAGCTGCTATTTTTTGTATACCAACTAAAGCTCTATCATCTGGCATACTACCATCTCTAGCTTCGTTTAACCCAGTCACATCTCTTATCATTTGTAAGTAATAATTATAATTACCTATAAGTGCTTGCATTTTATTACCACCACTACCACTTGTTATTTCTTGTATAGGCACTTTTCCTGGATTCATGTCACCATCAGAAGTAAAACTTCTACCTATAACACTACCAGTTTGAAAAAACATATTTAAAGCTTCTTGTGGATTATAGTTAGTACCATTACCTAAATCTACTTCAGCAAGTCCGTCTGCATCTAAATAAACACCATCAGGTATCATACGCGACATCACTTGCTGTAGTTTTAAATGTGTAAGCTGAATCATGTCAGCAAAACCCGTAATTCTTTTAACTAAAGAGTCTATATTTCCTTTATACATACGAGGCGCTACTATACTATAATTCATTTTTACTTTAGTATAATCACTTTTAGGCCTCATCATGTTTTTAGCCATTTCCCACTGTAGCAACTTGTCAGTACCAACAACCATAGCGCCTTCATACAAAACTTCTATAACTCTATCTAGTCTTGAAAAATCACCTTCCATATCTTGTGGTGGGTTAAACTGATCATCTTTTTCTATAGCTTTGTTACCACCACTATTTGTTTCTTTTATTTTATAAACTTCGTTCATGTACGTTTTATAATTAAAATATAAAACTTGTACTTTGTTATTATCAAACTCGTCGTAACTGCTAGCATTTTTGTATGAGTTGTTAGTGTACAAAGATCTAGATTTTATTATTTCTTCTAAGTCTGATTGCTCTAAATGTGGAAATTGTTTAGCCAACTCATTAATAGGTATTGTTTTTATCTCACCAACATAGTATATGTCTTCAAAATAAGGTGATTCAGTATAAGAATAAACTAAATCAGCTGGATCAACATAATCAATAGTAGCACCGTTAGATGTATTAAAATTAGTTTTAACAGCACCAATACCTAATACAGTTAAATCTCTATAAAATCTTTTTTTAATTAAATCATATCTATTACCATCCATTAAAACGTTTATAGCTTGCTCTTCTGCTATTTCTACAGCTTGTTTATAAGAAAGCTGCATGTGTAGTTCTAATTCTTCTTGTGTTTCTGGTAACTCAGCTGGATCGTTTTCATAAAGATTTATATCAAACTTTTCTTGAACAAAATCGTTCATTTCTCTAGTATTCATATCATCAACAATAGACTGCATGTATTGAGTTCTTTTTTCAACTCCATAAGGATCTTGAGAGTATGCTTTTATATTATATGCTCTATCTGATATGCCATTAACAACTATATCTACAAACTTAGGTACTATAGGTACAGGAGTCCAGTCAAGATTTAAGTAGCTTAAGTCACCGTTTATAGACAACTCGTCTTTATATTTTTGTATTGATTGATTACCTTCAGCGTACAACCTTAGTCTGTGAAAGTCGTTGTAGTTTTTGTGATATCTATTAAGACCTTGGTCTTTGTTAAACCACTCGTGTTCTATAGCTTTAGCAACTTTTAACCCATAATCATAGCTGATTTTTTCTGCATCACTTACAACTTGACTCGGGAAATAATTGTTAATATACTCTGCCATCTGTTATTTTATTATTTTAGATGTATTACCAGTATTAGTATACTTAGCAATACTTATGTTTAATTTGTCTCTTTCAATTTTAGCGTTTGGTCTATATAAATTTCTATTACAAGCCATAACAGCTAATCCAGAACTTATTGTTGCGTCAAACTTAGTTCTTTTATTTATATCAAACCTAGCCCAGTCATTTAATGTTTTATTAAAATATATATTGCCATAAACGCCATCTTGTAAATGACCAACGTGTTGTTGTATATACATCTCAATAGCAGCAGCGTGTGCTTGTTTAATATCTTCGCTAGAGTTTGGTATACCACCTATTTCTTTTTCTGTTGTTGATAGTTTATTCCAAAGTCTATCAGGTCTGTTCATACTAAATCCTCTATAACCTCTACGTCTTAAATGATATAATAATCTAGGTTTATTGTTTTCTGCTAATAACGGCATGCTATAAAATATTAATGCCATTAACACATCTTCAAAAAATATTTCAGCAGTTTGTGGTCTAGCTATATATTCTAAGAAAAAATGATTAGGTGGTGCATCTTCCATGCTAAACTTAGTTAGTCCGTGTAAAGCACCGTTAGAACCTTTACCATCTACAGTTCCAGATATATCATAACTATCACAACCAAAAGCACCCATATGCTCGTTACCAGGATATTTAATACCGTTTTTAATAACTATTTTATTTTGCAAATGAGCTGGCGGGAACCAACTTACATTAAACCTACCTTTTGGGTCTGGATAAAATATAACTTGTGTATCTTTTACTCCATTAACCCATTGAAAGTTACCAGTGTTTACATTACCTTGCGCGCCAATACCTTCGTTGTAATCTATCTGTTCATATATTTTTACTAAGTTAAATATACTATTTTTTGCTTCATCTCTAAACGCGTGCTCTTCAGTTCTTGGAAACTGTCTGTAAAACTCGTTTAAACCATCTTGATCATTTTTTAAACCTTCTGCTTCGTTATTCCAATGATCTATTATACCATAATCTATTAACTCGCCATCTGGCCCGAAGACATCATGATCAGGCATATGATAGACTGGTTGTCCGTATTCATCAAGAAATCCTTCATAGTTCCATTCCATTGGGACAAAAAGAGAATATAAACCAGACTTTGTTTGTCCATTACGGTTTCTTTTTGTAACGTCTGAATCATAGTATAATTTTTTAAAGTTATCACCTCCTTTGTCTAAAGCGTTACTAGTTGAACCCATCATACACTTACCTATAACCCTACTACCCAACCGCAAACAAGTTTTAGTTACTCGCCAGTTATTTAATATATTATCAGGTCTTTCCCACTTGCCACTTTCGTCGTGTACTAATAAAGCTAGCTTTTCACCATCATAACTATTATCACCAGTGTTTTTCCAATCAATAGTAGTGTCAAGTCCAACCAAGTCTTCTTGCTTTTCGTTCGCAACAATTTTTTTACGCGTAAACTTACTCGCAGGCACACGATAAGCAAGTTCAGATTTAGGCCTGTCCATACCGTCTTGAATCGGTTTAAAAAAGAAAGGGTAATTAACCGATATCGGAACAACTTTGTCTGTAAACATTTTTTTAGCATCTGCACCACTTTTTGATAATATACCATATCTACTATCACTCGATATTGTAGCTAAATTAACTGTTTCTGCTGAAGACATAAAACTAAAACCAGATCTTCTGTTTTTAAGGTAACACATACCGTAACATCTTTTATCTGCTTTACACGCTTCCCAAAATATAAAAAACAGCCTATTTGCTTCTCTGTAGTCAGGTGCACCTACATCTATTTTACTCCATTGCAAATACATATAGTGGCTACCTGTTATATAAGTTGGAGTTTTGTTATTCATAAACCAAAAGCCTTCTTCTCTACGCTTAAACTCTTCGTCTATATAATCATACCACTGTTCTTTTTGTTCTTCAGGATAAGACCTCCAGTCAAATATATTTTTAAGTTTACTTAACTCTTTTGGATATTCTATTTTTTGCCACTTATTTACTTCGTTTTTGTGCACGTGCACTGGCAGCATTGGCAAAGCAATGCGCAAACCTTGGATCTCAAGTATTTCCCCAATTTTACCAGTTTTAGAGATAACCACGACATCATGTTCTTTATTGTATCCATATTTCCATTTTTTAGTGCGGTTTAACCGCGTTATTGTTGTTTTCTTTATAGGCTCTACGACCTTTACTAACTCTTGCTTGTACATTACTTTGATCTTCCTTCTGCAAATCCTCTAAATACAGTTTTCTTTGTTTCTTCAGGTGTTTTACCATCAAGCAAGTTTTCTTCTTCTTGAATCCTGTTAAGTATTTCAAAAGCATCAAATATAGCTAACTTTTTAGTAGCAGCTGCGTTTTTTAATCTATCAGCACTAACATCATCTTCTGTGTTAGTTATAATTTTTTCTTCAGCAACTTTAATTAATTCATCAACTGCTTTTCGCCCAGCTTGGATTATATTCTTTTTCGTTTCCTTGA